CCGACATAGCGTCCCCTTGCACCGCCTGTACTTCAGCCAGCATGGGCCCAGCGGGCGCGCTGAAACTCCAGACGCCATTACTCTCGGTCGCGGTATCGCCAAGCGCTGGCGTTGGATTTGCGTTGGTTACATCAACGAAATTCGCGGCCCACTCCGGGGTAAAGCATTCTGCCAGCGTGAAACCAGCAGGCGGGGTAAACATCTCGGTAACGGTGCCGTTTTGAATAAGCGCGCAAGTGCTCATGTTATTTCCCTCAAGCATATTCTTCGATGATTATCATCCCGCTACCGCCTGAAAGGCCATTGGTGGCAGCGGTGGACGTGGGAATATACAACCCGCGCGCGCCATATCCGTAAACTGAACCGCCGTACATTGATGGGTTGCCGTTGCCTACGTTGGTAGCGCTGCCAGGTCCCGCCTGCAGAGCGATAGGTGGCTGTGCGCCGTAACCTGATAGGATGATGCCGCTTCCGGTAGGTGAGGCAGAGTCGCCGCCGGCAAAGGAAATAATAAAATTGGAGGAAACGCTACCCGCTATAGACCCAGGGCCGCCGGGGCAAGAGAGCAGTGCACCAAATGATGTCGTTCCGCCTTGGCTGCCTGCGGTTGTGGATGTCCCAGCAAGACCTCCACCCCCAATCGTAACCGCAAGGCCAGCAAATCCGCTTGTATATCGCGCTTTAGCCCATGATCCGGGAGTGCCTGCGGAAGATATGCCCGTCTGGGTTGAACTTGTCGCTGGAATCCCCCCAGACCCACCGCCCGCACCTTGCACATACACGACAATGCTTTGTGTGCCAGGAGTCGGCGTATAGATGCCGTTAGCTACAAACCTCTGCACATTGATAAGCTTGCCACCGCCAACGGGCGTCAGGTCCATCGTTACCCAATTGGTGCCGCTCGACATCACGAAAATTGATGAGCCAGCCGCAAGCGAGAGCGTCTGGCCTCCTGACCCATTGGGGCCAGTGAAGCTCCCGGCTGGTGCCACAAGTGTTTGCGTGACACTGCTGTTATTGACGAATGTGTAGTTTATGCCACCGTCACCAATCGGTGAAGGGAGAGTGGTCGCGTAGGTCGCGCTTCCGAACAACGCTACCAGCGCACCATTCTGCGCCACGGTCAGGGTGGAAGCTGCACTCGGGGCTAAGGTCGGTGGAATGCTGCTGCTGCTGATTGACTGCAGGACAAAAACACCGCCATTGTAAACAAGCGTGTAAACGCCGCCTACGGTCAATTGGTTCGGCACCAAATTTGTGCCGTTTGGGTTCTGGATCGTCTCGGGGCCGAGCCCATTAACGTTGAGCGTTGCCGCACCGGTGATAGCGTTCGCCACCCTCACGCGCAACGGCATACCGATAATTTGGGAGTATGCGGTTGGAGCTGGGGTGAGGGAGATCGCGAGTGCGTTGACAGTACCGCTATCGACCGCATACGCGCCACTGAAGAATTGCAGCGCTGCCAGAATCTGCTCGTTGTTGGCGATATTTGGCGCGAGGCCTGCGGCCTCAATGACCGCGATCAGCTCTTCCTGCACGCCATTCAGCCAGTCTTGTGTCACAATGGTCGCTTCCTGCCCAGCGGCGGGATTGCCCGAGCTAAAAAAGCCAGGCGAACCGGTAGACGTAGGAGCAGGCAAATTCGTTACTGTAGACGCATCTGTTACGCGCTGCATCAATTACTCCTAAAATTGAACAGAATGATGGTGTGGGCTGGCGCAAGCCGCGTCAGCTCACATTGAAGGACCGTGTTGCCAACGGTTGTGAGCGGCTCACCGCTGGCGCTATGACCAGCCCTGAAATACGTTACCGTGATAGATGGCGCGTTCACCTGCCATGCGAAGGTCCAAGGCAAGCTATAGACCGGCGTTCCAGCCCTTCCTTGCCCGGCGCGGAATGGAGTAAACTGCGTAATCGTAATGTCGTATCCAAGATTTTTAGCAAACTCGACATAGAACGCAGGAGATTGATTTTTCCCGCGCCCAGTTAGGCGCGCCACAACCTGCGACTGCTCCTGCTGCAATGTTGGTGATGATCCAGCGCATGGATCTGGCAATCCCAGCGTGGCCTGCCATTCCGGCAATAGCTCAACAGTTGTGGCAGGGAATGCATCCGCCAGCAGATCCGCTCCAGCCTGTGCTGAGCGCACGTAGGTCGGCATCAGGGTTCCCAGTGCCAAACCCTGATTCGTGTTCTGGGCGTCGGCAATGGTTGCCCAAATCCTGCCGCGTGGCAGCAGCCTTATAAAAGCGCCCAAGAAATCCGACGCTGTCCAATTTGGAATTGGCATTGATCAACTCTGGAAGGTGCAGGAGCCAAGGGTAAGGAGCTGACCTGTGCCCGGCGTCAGCGGGGCATTTGGCAAAACAACGTTGAACGCGGTCAGACCAGAAATCGCGCCAATCGCCTCATACCAGGCGCTTTGGTCAATTGCAGACCATGGCCGCATCGTAGAGGGATTCATGGTCCCCCCCACATTCGCCTGCTGCAAAAACATATCAGCAAGCGCCGTTGTAATAGCCACCTGCATGACGGGGGTATTATTCGCACCCAGGCCGATGATCGTGAAATTCACCGGCTCGTTGATCGGAGCGGCTAAGGTCACCAGGGCTGTGACCGGCTGCTCCACGAAAATCGCATTGGCGACAGTCAGCTGGTCACCAACGGCAGCTGTAATCCGCGCCTCCGCTGCCGCGCCGCCATTCCCGCCCTGCGGAAAACCGCCATAAGCGGCTTGCGCTTCATCCAGCATGACATAAACAACAACCGTTCCCGCTCCGCCTCCATTAGGCAATACCCATGCCCTGGTGACGCCCGGCACCGCCTCAGCCCACTCGATATAGTCGGCCAGATCTCCCCCCTGCGGCGCGGCTGCGTATTGGGCCAGATACCGGGTCCTGAAAGCATCGAAGCCCTCCTGATCCGCCCCACCAGTGAGTGCCACCGTCAGGGCTGTGGTGGAGGTAATTCCCGCAATCGGGCTTGCCAGCGTCATTGATGTGCCTGCCGCCAAGTTACCCGCGTTTCCCGCCACCGTGCAGGTTATGGGCACATTGACCGTGGTGCCTGCGGCGATGCTTACCGCTCCAGAGGTGGTGAACTGCAAGCCGCCGCCATTGATGAGAGTGTCTGCCGCGATCTCGGACGCAACTGTCGCCGTGAACGGCACCACACCTGACGAGGCCGTAGCGTCTTTCTGCTTGACCCCGATCAGCGCAGCCCAGGCATAAGCGTCTTCACCGGTGGCGGTCCAAGGGACAGATTGCTGCGCGATGTAATCGAGGAAGGCATAATGCAGATACGCAAAACCGGCCTGGACCAAACCGAGCACCGGCATGACGGCGCGACGCAGGAAACCACTCAGACCAAGCGGAGACGATGCAATATCCTGCTGGGCTTGGTTGTTAAGTTGGGTAAGTGTCGGGCGAGGCCAAGGCATTCAGGAAGCCCCTACAGTAATTTGAAATTTAAAGGTTGATTGCGAGCCGCTGGGCTCCACAATGATGACGGTGATCCCGAGCTGGTTGGCCGTGATCCAGAAGGTATTGACCTGCATTGCCGATGCCACACCATCGGCAATCATCCAGTCCAACGCCTTCTGGCAGACCTGCTGCACCTCGGCGAGCAAAGCGGTCTGGCTGGTCTTCACCGCCCGGGAGCATACCCACCACAGGAGGGAGCCTATGGGGTCTCCGGTGTAGGTATCCCCCCACCAGCCGCGCGGGTCCGTCGAACCGTCCACGGGTACCTGATCATCTGGAATAACCTGATCGGTGAACAGCGAGACGATTACTGCAGTGAGCAGATCATTGCCGGTAGCAATTTCGCCATCCGCCACCGCCCAGTCAGCGCTCTGCGTGCCAACATTCCAAGAAAGTGCAATATCAGCCATCAGGTACCCGCTATCGGCGGGGTCGTATTGCCGCCATTATTGCCGTTGCCATGCTCATGATCACCGAGACTGATGCCGTTGCCCACAATATCTCCGGTCGCAATGATTTTGCCATTCACCATCACATCACCAATGATAT